GGACTGTCTCGGATCGCTCCACCAGGAGCATCCACGTCTCTGAACTCACCAGGAGATAACGGATCGGCATCGTCCCTAATCCTTAGACCACGGGCCTTGAACCCTGCTGGCAGGTTAGACAACGTACCGGCGTCTATCAATTGACGCAACGAAGCAGTAGCCGTGGTAGCCAGCCCACCAATCGTGTCTATCAGACCAAGGCCATAGAAACCAAATCCAGGTAAAAACTTGTAGTGAACGAAGTACTCGATCTTCTTAAAATCTTCATCGTCTTCCAGATAGTTACGGCGGATCGACAACACCACGTTGGTGTCCTCGCAAATCGTCACGATATAAGGCAGCTTGATACCCGTAGGTTCGCCTTCTGCGTCCTGATGTTCAAAGCCATCCAGATCAAGTTCCACGTGAAACTCTAGCAAAGTCGTATCGTAATCACCCTGCGTAGGCTCTTCGCCCTGTATCTTGTTCATTTCTGCACGAACATCATCTGGCGTGCGCTGACTAGGCATTATGGGCACATCCAGATAAAAACCAGCGATCTGTTGCTTACGCAGATCGTTGACGTTCATATCGATCCTATGGGTGATCATCGGGCACGTTTCGAGATTGGAGGTCTCGTAGGGCACGATAAGGTCCGTTGCCGGAACGAAGGTCGATACAGGGCGGTTGAGCGCAGAATCATAATAAACCTTCTTAAAGGCTGATCCTGCTAGGGGGAGATAATACAGCATCTGATCGAACTCAGGCGTGTACTCCTGCATCTCGTTCATCAGATAGTAATTCATAAATTCTTTGACGCGGTGAGCTTGCTGCTCTTTTTTCTTGTCTACCGCGCCCATGACCACAGTGCGTACCGGACCGGTAGGGGGAAGCAACTCGTTGTACGCCTGTGCCTGAAACTGAGTAGCTGCCTCGGCCAATATCGGATGGGTTACGCCGCTGGCTCCACGGAAAGGCTCCGTGCGCTCCTCGTACTTGTACCCCAGAAGCTGAAGGCCCTTTTCGTAATTTTCGCGCCAATCTTTACGCGAGTTGTTGTTGCTTTCGTACTGCGATGTTAAATCGCTAACCAAAAGACCTAATGCCGTATCATCTAGCTCTTCAGCCAGATTACGGTAGAAATCGCCCTCGTCTACCATGCTTTCCGGCTGTGGATCAAAGTCCACCACCGCACTGCCGTCTTCCTCGGTCAACACTTCGATTACCGAGCCGTCCATCTCTTTGGGACGCAAAGAACCAGGAATAGCGACTTCGACCTGCTCTTCGATAGTTAACTCCGGTGTCACCACCGTTTCATCCAACCGCTCTACCATCGTGCTTATCGGGTCGTTTGGTTCAGCCATTTTCTCTTCCCATGATGCGATCTAATGCCGATAGCATCTTATCACTTGGTTGAATCCCTGATCGGGTATTCATTAAATTCTGTACGCCCTGCTGGCGACGTTGCATGGAGATCTCTTCAGGACCCATGCTCACTGACATCGTAAACTGCTCATAGGCATCTGCCGGTTCGGCCACGCTACCGCCTTGATTAAATGTGTACACCGTTTCATCGTCAACCATGTAAGGGGTGTCTGCACTGAGTCCGGTTTGATACTCTCGGTCGATCACGTCCCGCACCGCGCCAACTGTGGCGTCGGTATCCAAATTGAGCAAATTACTGGCTCCGCTTAACTGACCACCCGCCGCTATCTGCCCTGCGCTAATTCCTCCTGGTGTAGCCATACCCAAGGCCGCTATCTGGGCTTTCCCATCCTGTATGGCTTTGGCCTTCGCCGCTTCGCTAAAATCGCCTCCCAAGGAAGCTTCGGCGTCCCGTACAATCTGGGCTATCTGCTGGACTATGGTAGGGGGAGGAAAACCAACATCCCCAATACTGTCTCCTCCGCCAACCATCCCTGTTGGATTTGCAGTGTTATCATCACCAGCATTAGGATATCGATTAATAAAATCTTCTGTTATTGTGCCTGTAAATTTAGGGGTGGCATTGGGGTCCAATGTGCTGGTCGTCCCTGCGTCCGTTTGCAGTAAGTTTACCCCTGTTACATCCGGATCAAGCTTGACAATATTGCCCGTAGTGTCCATTGTGCCGGTGGCCACGGTCCCCGTGCCATCCGCGTTGATCCCCATGCCCGTGCTGGGAAACGTAAGTTCCGTGGACAATTGACCAATGTTAGGGCCTGTACCAACCGCCGTCGTATCGCCCATGGTAATCGCCGTTGTCGGATTGCCCATCGCATCCAAACCCCGAGTCACAGCGGGGGTCCCACGGGTTATGTCCCGCGTGTTAAACGACAGAGGATTAAACAAGCCTTGAGCAATTTTGTTCTGTGCCGCTAAATCGGCCACAGTGGCGTAATCGTTCATGCGGATGTTGCGGAAATCTTGGGCCGGTGTCGGCGGAGTAAACGTATAAGGTTCCTCGGGAGGGGTATAAGCCACAAACGGATCGGCAGTCCTTGCCGCATCTATCCGATCAAACAGGGCATCAAAGTTATCGTCCTGTATCGACTCGTAATCGGTATCTCCGGTGTAACCTCGCGGAGGAGGACCCGCTATGCCTTCAAAGTCTATCTCGTCAAAATCCACCACATCGCGGTAGCCAAAACCGCCTTCAGGTAGGTAAGCATTCTGCGCCGCATCCGCATCCAACTGCAAGAAATCGGCAAAGTCTTTCATCTTCACCCGATCCTGGTTCGCCGCCAGCCAATACGCATAGGCATCTTCTAGCGCGGTTCTTTTGTTCGCGCCACCCTTAACGCCGTAACCCGAGTTAACCTGCTTAGTAATCGAAGATAACTGTTCCTGAACCTCTTCCCTAGTCAACATATCTGCCATAAGCTACCCGTAATACTGAATCTGTGATCGTTCCGGAGCATCCCAATCGTCCGAAGGCAACTCAATAAAATTACCCTGACGATATCGCATTAACGCCTGTGTCGTGCTGTCCACCAAGTCGTCATACTCCCCATTAGGAAAGGCCGCACACTCTTCAATTAGCTCGTGTGCCCACTGCTCGTCCGGAGCCCAAATAAATCCGCTTTCAAACAACGGAGCCACACTGTGTACCCGCGACAATTTATCATTTCCACGACTAGGGGTAAAGTTAACAACAGGGATTCCCATGTTCCGTAGTTCATGGGTCAAGGGCATTCCCGTCGCTTTCGCCTCAATAATTACTGTTTCAGGGTCCCAGTACTTGTACAAATCATACGCCACCTTCTTCAACTCAGGAAAATCCCAACGATCTTTCTGAGAATCCAACAATATTAAATGAGGGGTCCCTCCCTCCTCGGGATAAAAAACACCCCACGTCGTTATCGCACTAAAGTCAGCCGACTCCTTCTTGCTAAACGCCGTATCGTAACTCTGTATCACATACTGAAGCGCCGGAACCTGCTCCTTCTCCCACACGTTCCACCACTCCCGTTTCAAAATCGATGTCTCATCGCCGGTCGGATTCTGCTGATACTGCGCATTCCACTTGGAAACAGGAATAGACGCCTTCACCGCCTCCAAATCAGGCAACGGCCAATACTCCGGCCAGCACGATGAGCCACTGGGCATGATCGCCGGTAACTCCACCACTTCCCACTGGTCAGCATCCCTGTCTCTACCCTGTGCACGTATCAACTGCCCCGTCAGATCCTTCTCAGACCAGCGAGTCATCACCAGCACTATCGCTCCACCAGGTTGCAAACGCTGGCGGGGGCCCCCAGTGTACCAATCCCATGCATCATCAAACCCAGCCGTAGACATCGCCGTCTGCTCAGAATGCGGGTCATCAATGACAATCAAATCACCACCACGTCCCGCCAAGTTAGAACCCACGCCCACCGCGTAGTACATTCCCCCACGGGCCGTGTCCCATCGTCCAGAAGCCTTGGAATCAGCAGACAGCTTCGATTCTGGAAATACCTCCCTATAATCATCACGTTCCAGCAGGTTCTTGATTTTACGACCAAACCCCACCGCAAGCTCCGTGGTATGCGTGGCTTGGATAATCTTCATGTTAGGATTCTTTCCAATCATCCACGCAGGGAACAGGAAACTGGCAAACTCACTCTTGGTATGACGTGGCGGCATATTGACAATCAGGCGTTTCAGATCGCCCGTGGCCACACGCTCAAGCTTCTCGGCAATAATTTTATGGTGATTACCCGCAATGAACTCGGGCCACATCGCACGGACAAAAGTCAGGAAACTCTTGCTACAGGCATCTATGCGGTCAAGCTGGGCTAACCGCAGTTGTAGCTTCAGAGCTTTTTCAGAGACTTCGTCTATGGGTTCGCTATAGGACATTTACGTGTATGGTAACATTTTTTTAGTATATTGTTAGTGAAAAACATACACTTTAGCCCTGTCTGAGGGAAATCCCCTACCGTGAACTCACAAATCCTCTGTACCCCTTCCAAGCTTTCTGTCTAGCCTCTATTCGGGACTCCTACCTCCTGCCCCCTCCCCCCCGCTGAAAAGCGCTCGTGTTCCACGGGGAGGGGGCACACAATCCCGCAGGGATTGTGGGACACGCGGCCCTATTGGCCTCCGTAGGG